ATAGTCTGGAGTAACTGTTGGGTCAATAGCAACATTCCACCACCCACCATAAGGATTAGGTGGTCTATCATCTCCACTAATACTCCACATATCAAAGTTTGTTAAAGAAGCACCTATTCCAAATCTGTGTCCTCCAGAAGCATAGGAATACATATTTGTAGCCGCTCCCATAAATACCCATGCCATAACTACATCACCAGTAGGAATTGAAGAACTAATATCTGAACCAGCATCAAAACCAATAGACTTACCTGTAGTAGCATTACCAAAAGTTTGAGAATAAGATGCTGCTCCTTGGATAAAGTTTTCACCATCTGATGTTGGAAGTCCACCACTATCCCAACCAACAAACTCACCCCAAGTTCCACCTGAACCATCAGAGCCAGTTGCTAATAATACTAAGTCAGTTCCGTATGTAGCCATAGTTCTCCAAATATCCTATAATTCTTTAAATAGCTCTTTCCATTGGTCAGCAATATAAGACCATTGATACTTTTCTGATGTAAACTTATCCTGCCCCTTTTGTCCTAAAGATTCTCTTAGTTCTTTATTAGTATAAAGAAGTTCTAATTGTTTTGCTAGTTCTTGAACATCAATAAATCCTCTATCAAGAAGAGTTACAGAATCAAAAGCAGTTAGCTTTATTGGTGTTAGTAATCCACAATCTTCAAAAAGTTCTGCACATGCTGTATGGTCTGGAACAATTTGTGGTGCTCCTGTAGCGGCATGTTCTGTAGAAACAAGTCCCCAACCTTCTCCTAAAGAAGTATTTATTCCAACATCACAAGCATTATAAACTAGATTTAGTTTTTCTATTGGAACTTGTTGTACTTGTTGTTCAAGACTTGTGATGACGATTCTACTCTTTAGTGTTGTTTCTCCATTATCATATTTTCCAGCAAGTTTAAAAGAGTTATCAATGCGATCTACTAGTTCAAAAAGATTCCATCCAGCATCCTTTATTCCAGCATGGTGATAGTATCTTACATTCGTTGGCTTACCGTATGCAAAAATAGCAAATGCTTGTATGGAAAGGTCTAGTCTTTTTCTTGGTTGGTTTCTATTAGCATTTAAAACTATAAAGGAATCCTCTAAGCTCATGTCTGTTACAGGAGAAAAGATTTCTTTCTTTGCTTGTAGCTTATCTTCAAACCTAAAAAAATCTTTTAAGTTTGTTCCATGCGGTATAATAGATAGCTTAGACTCCAGTGATGGCTTTATATCTAGTACGGTCTTCTTACCAAACTCTGTATATACTACAGCATTTGTTACAATGTCGAAATTTTTGAACCAACTTTTTTGGTAACCGTAGCCATCTACAGGAAAGTACACAACTATTTTTGGCATTTTATCTGGAGTATAGACCCTTTTTATTTCCTCAAGATACCTATCAATAACCCAAATATCATTAAGTATGAAGATAAAATCAAAGTTGTTGAAGCTCAGTTCACCTATTCTCATCTGTCCATAAAGGTCACCAAAAGAATAATTTGATGGAACTGTTGCCGGATAAATCAAGTGATTATATTTATGTGGGTCACCAAAGTAGTTAACTGCTAGGTGATGTACTTCAAAGCTTTCACTTGAAAGCTCTTTAATTATATTATGGTTTACTGTTGAGAATCCTGTTGGAGTAACTCCATCACCAATCCATAAAACTTTTACCTTTTCACTCATAACTAAACCTCTCCTTTTATATTAATAGTCTTGACCGGATTCATGTACATTTCCTTGATAACCAACCAAACTACCTTTAAGCGAACGCTTTAGTTTTTTAGTTGCAGGTATCAAGTAACTCTCTAATTCTGCAAATAGCTTACCAAGTATTGTTTCTTTTGTTCTTCCACTTTGAATATTAGAATAAGAAATTTCTGCGTCTTTCCAACTACCAACATTCCAAGATAGATTTTCAAGAGACCCCTCTAAAACAATTATGGCAGCCATTATTATTATAGGCATAAAGTCTGGAGCTTCTACTACTGGTGGTGAGTCATAAGTATATACCCACATATCCGTATTTCTTTCCACATCATTATTAGCATCAATAAGATATTTTCCAGACCAGCGAGTATGTAATGCCCAAACAGCAGAAACTAAAGCTGTCTGTAACCACTCATCCGTATATCTATAACTACCTGAAACTGTATCTCCTATTCTTAGTCTAAGAAATGGAAGTAGGTAGTCTAGGTTTGTAGTAGTTACTGTCATAGTTATTTCCTATTATTCTAGCTCACCCGATTGAATCAAGGAAAGTCTTTCCCGTAAAAACAACATTGTTTTTTCAGGACGCTCTGCTTCTTCTGCGAACTGGAGTACTCTTAGTAGTGCTGCTTCACTTGTCATTGACTCAACAACTTTTTTAAGTTTTAGCCAAGGGGCTACTACAAGTTCTTTTAGTTCTGAATCAGGCATGTTATTGGGTGTTTTTTTAACTTCGGTTTCTCTTTTACTTTCAAATAAAACAATAGCACCAGATTCTAAATGCTTTCTATTTGCCCGTTTAAAAAAGATATGCTCCTCTTCAGACCAAAGCTCAACAAAGCAAGTATCTGCATCGGGCTGTCCATCAGGTGGACTGTAGAGAAGTATCGTTTCGATATTATTTGTAAAAGAATTTAATCTTTGAATTTGTACCTTTCCTAAATGTCCTTTTGCTTTTTGATACACAGCGATAGGATTATCCATACTCATCATTTTAACTACTGAGTAATCTTCATTCTTCTTTCCAGTCATTTTGTTAAATCTCCTTTATTTATTATTGTTATAAAAGGGGGAGGGATTTCCCTCCCCCATAAAACTTTACTATTAACTTAATCCACCGATTACATAGATGCCTTCAGCATTATCAATAATCATACCGAATTGCTGATAGATTTCTACGAACCAATCTGGAGGTGTTGGGTTCATATCAACCCATTGTTTTCTCATTACTCCACCATAAGTAATAAACTCACCAACTTTGTTTCCAATAACTAATACTTTATCTGTTGGTAACAGTGCTGTATTAGTATCTGGATAATCATAAAGCTGGTCAAGAGCAATAATAGGAGCACCGTAATAAGTACCTAACCAACCAGTTCTCATTACTTCTTCAAGCTGTGAAGGCACGCCTTCAATTCTTGCTGTAGTTCTACCATCACTCCAAAATGCACCAAACTTGGTGATAGGAGTTAGAGCTGAACGTACGCCGATTACTGCCTTTACCCCAGGAGTTGTTTGATTGATTCTATCAATCGCATTTTCTAGGGCAGTGGCTGTGATTGACCCACCAACATTTGTGAAGTTGCTTGGAGTTCTTCCAGCAGTCCAGATTGTTGATAGAGCTGTAAAGACTTTATTGTAGAAATAGTCTTTAAGTTTTGCAAGCATTTCTGATTCAATTTCTTGAAGCGTTCCAATGTTGCCGTTTTCTAAGTCCCATTCGCTATAAGTAACTTTAACATCTGCACCATCGAGAACATAGTTTACACGTTCTTGTACGGTGATTTCATGTGCCATGTGTACTGAGCCAGGAACTAACGTATGGACACTAAGCCCCTTACGCACCTTTTTTACTAGAGCATCCCCTGGATTTAAAGCTCTTGTGTCGAGCAATAATCCCATCATTTCGCCAGTGATGTGAGTAGGGTCTACGTACTCAATGATAAGTTGAGCCATAGCCTCTCTATCGCCTGACGCAAACGCCGATGCTACTAGTTCTTTAAGTTCATTCTTTTCCATTAGGTTAAATCCTCCAAGGAACTAGATTACGGTACTAAAGTACGGAAGGTAAGTTCTTTAGTTGTTGAGTTGTAACGTTGGGTTACAATATGTGTAGCAGATGCTGAGAACTTTAGTTTACCAGCATTTGTAACTCCACCATCATCAGCTGTATTTGCAGCGATTAGGTAAGCTCCTGGGGTAACTAGAGTTGAGCTATAAATAAACGCACCAGAAGGTACAGTAAATGTACCACCACCATAAGCACACATACCTTGACCTGACGGGATTGTTTGTCCAGTCATGTTTCCAGGATGTGTTAGATAAACTGTGCTACCAGTGATAGGCACGTTGTTAGAACCTACGCCCCAACCATTTCTTAAGTTATAAAGGTATGATGGCATTGGTTGTAAGATTGGCAGACTACGATTATCTTGTGCAAACACAGATACGTATAAAGCCTTTGCAGCTTCAGCTGCAGTTGCAGGAAGTTTAGCTCCCGCAAGGTCGGTCTTACTACCGAAATCGTAACTAAAACTATGTGTTGTTAGAAGAACCATACGTCCTTCTGGAATGTTTTGAGTAGCTACAACCCCGATAATATCTGAGAATTTGTTAATTTCAACTCCCATTATTTTGTCTCCTTACTAGATTGTCTTTGTTGTCTAAGTAGTTTACCTAATTCTTGCGGTGTATATACTTTATCGCTATCAGGTAACTTAATGCTTCTGAAATTAGGAACTTTTTCTTTAGATGCTGAGTCCTCTTCAAGGTCTTCCTCTTCGCTAGCTTCCTCTTCATCTACATCAATTTCTTCTTCATCTTCTTCCTCATCGTCAGATTTTTCTGCGATAAGATTTGAAATAAAGAAGTCGAGCATTTCAGATTCTTGTAAAGCTAGGAGCTTATCTTGATTTGCTTCAAAGAAAGTTTCTGGTTTTTCAACACCAGCTTCTTTGAACGAGTCACGAATTGCAGCTATCTTTTCTTGTTTTGCGGCTTCGGCTTCAATTTCGTTTCTAAACTCACGAAGGTCCTCTAGTTCTGCTAACTCTTCTAATTGCTTATCAGTAATTTGCAGTTCCTTTAGGGCTTCGTTTTCAGCTTCTAGAGTAACAATTCTTTCTTTCAATTGTTCTAACTCTGTCACTGTTTCTTCCTCCTTAGAATCGTCACTAGACGAGTCTACGTCAGTTATAGTAGTCCTACCATCATAAGCTGGTATCCCGACTAAGGTCGTTGCACGGAGCACACAACCACGAAGAACAAGGTAGCCTTCTTCATTATACTCGGATTCATCGGGGTCAAATCCAATCTCCCAAGATAAGTCAAGTGGCTCACCATTTGCGTATCGTTCTTTTATAAAGGCAACATCGGCTGGACGTTCTCTGTTCCAAAGTGCTGCAACACCTCTTACCTTATTACCCTCTACTATTAAGTGGGTAATAACTCCAAGGGGCATAGCATCTTCATGACCGTCTTTTATTTCGCCCTGTGCCATCTTTAATGGCATATACAAACCAGTTTGTATTAGGTTTGAAAATTCCTCTTGGGGAATTATATGACCATTACCATTCGGAAGAGAGTCCGTTAATATAAAGCGGACATAAGTTAAGAATGGATTTAGATTTTGTGAAGCGGCTAATAGTTCTTTTAACTCACTCCCTATTATTAATTGTAACTCAGAAGTGTATTCATTGCTACTTTTAATCATAATATTACTCCATTATTCAGTATCATCGTTATTATTATCATCATCATTCGGCTTATTAGTAGTATCAGGCTTAGAATTTTCTGTATTTCCTGGAGAGTTTGAGTGTGGTACGGGAGCAAATTCATCTACATCATACTTCTTTAATATCTTTTGTTCCTTTGCACGTTGCTTTACTTCTGAATCAAAGATAAAGCCAAACTCTTTATCAACAGTAGTTCTTGAAATATTTCCAGAATCGTATAAAAACTTTAAACCTTCTAAGAAAGAATTGAACTCTACTAATCTCATTGGAGTAAAAAAGATTTCAGGAGCTGATTTAAACTTATTCTGCTCACGAATATCTTCAATGATTCCACGTATAATTGGAAGTATTTTATTTCTAATTCCACGCATTGTTCTTTCAGGAGCAATCAAAGCAATGTCAGCATCGGATGATTGGCTTCTTACAGACTCTCCGGTAATCAAAATACCAGGCATACCAAGAGCATACAAAATATCTGTGTTTACACTAGCATATTTTTTCTCATCAAGAAGAATAGAGGTATCAGGAAACACCCAGTTTATCTCTACAGTATGGTTAGTAAAGAGTTGAAAGATTCTTTCAATATCTTTTCCAGAAGAATCACGCCACTTCATTTGTGATTGAAGAGCTTCTAGTTGCATATCATCTTCTGAAACTAATGGAAACTCATCCGTACCTACCTTTACATGCATTATAGCAGATATAACTCTAGCCGAAATAGAATAATCCATTCGTCTAAGATTCCGTTTATGTCTTAATGACTCTAGTGCTGGATATAAATATGGAGTGGGATATGGAGAATCAGAAAGAACTCTTCTTCTAGTAGCCTGTACATCTTCTAATGCAAACTTAACAACCCCATCTTTTATTTGCTGTACTATTTCTGGATACTCTTCTACTAGTTGTTTATATAATTCTACATCTTTAGTGCCGTCAGAATATTGTCCTTCACTTTTAATAAATTGTATTAGTTCTTCTGGAACATCTACAAAGTATGAAGTTCTATTTCCGATATACGGAGAGTTAATACTAATAGTTTCGGGGTCACGTAGCCACATATTTTCAGGAAGCTTTAAACTTGTGTATGCTTTGATTCCCCGTCTAGTAAGTTCTTTCTTTCCAACAGAATCAAAATCTATCTCTGGAATTATTAAACCAGAAATTAAATATTCTAATGCACACTGTTCTGCAAAGTCTTGAAGAACTAATAGTATTGATTCGTAAACCCTAAAGATATTATCCGGTACTCCTTTATTTTCAAACTTGAGTTCAGACATACTAATATCAACCATCTTGTTTATTACGCTTGATGGTAATGGGTCACGGCGGTAGAAGAACCTACAACTTTCTACTACCTTTCTATATTCTTTTAAAACATCTTTAGTTGCGAACTTATCTACATTCTTTGCTGTCCAAGGATTAGCAGAGTCCCCACCCAAATTAGGTGGAGTATATATAGAAGCCTTTGCTCTCTCTAAAGAAGTAATGGGTATTGTATTACTTCCAGAATTTTCAAACTCTTCTGGAGTTTTTGATTCGACATTTATTTCTGCCATTAGTAGTTCCACCTCACTAGGTTAACTAGTTTCTTTTTTTGTGGTCCAAACAAAGACTCGTTATGAAGATACCATGCCATCACAGCACAAATGATTGAAGATGTAATGTGGTCACTTCCTTTCTTTCCACCCTTTGGAGTAAGTGTTCTATACACTCTATTACCAGATGGAAGACGAATATAAACCATTCTTTCTAACTCTGATATAAGTTCAAGGTCTGTTGTTGAGTATACTAAACGATGCTCATTTGAATATTCTTGTAATACAGAAATTGAAAACGGTCTTGTTTTTTGTGTTATATCTTTTCCATCTTCATCAATACCTATTGTTATATTAGCATTGAATCTAATAGGAATAATTCTCTCTGAGTAATTCTTATGTGCAAACTGAGGCTCCATTTTTAACTTTTGAATCTCAGCTATACCTGCATGTCCCTCATCCATTCCAATAAAAATTGGATTATACTTAGTATCTAAGTAGTCAAGTATTCTACCTTGAAGTGGATAAGGTACTTTATTTAAAATTATTCTTGCAAAAAATCTTAGCTGTCCAGATGGATTAGCTGTTAGAATTGTAATAGCTGTTGGGTCTGTGTAGCCTAAGTCTACTCCTATGACAACCTTTAAACTACTATTTGGTTTCGGCATTAGTGCTAAGCGTTCATAGTATTGTGAAATATTATCACGAAGCTCAATACCATTCATAGAAATCTTGGTTACTGGATACTGCTCTATGTGCATCAAGGCTCTATCAAATACAGCAAACGTTGGTCTTCCATGTCTTCCTAAAACAAAGTGAATATAAGAATCTGTTCCAGGCTCTCCATAAAGAGCTATACTTCTTTGTTCATCTTCTTTGCTATATCTTGGGTTTCTATGGGCAGAGATTCGATGTTTAGTATATCCATCGGTTTGCATGTCCGCATTATATAAAACATTTCCCTCTCTAATCCCAGTAGGAACTCCAGAGACAATCTTTCTTGCACCAGGAGTCCAGGTGTTTAAGGTAGGCCCAAGTTCAAGCCAAGTCCCCCAAGGGTAGTAGCCTCCCTCGTCAACAACTTCAAAAGGGGTATGGAGACCGATTACGTTACGACCATCACCCATAGTACCAGCAATACGACAAATAAGTGTAGCACCAGTTAGTAACGTAATGGTTGTTGTACCACTGTTGATTCCCTTCTTAGGGTAGATAAAAGTTTTCAGAACTGAGTTAGTTCTAAACAATCTTGTAATTCTAGCCCACACAGGCTCAAGCTGTGCCTTATTTGGTACGGTATAAATTATATAGTCGTTTGGGAAAACATCATTTATTATAGACCAAGTTAACATCCCCGCAATACTTTCAGTCTTTCCTACAGCACGAGCACAACAAAGTGCTACATAGTTATTAAAATCACAAGTGAACTCTTGTTGATAGTCGGTAAAGATAAATTCATCTTCATGTGGAAGATTATCCACATTCATTAAGAACTCCCAACAATGAGATGGATGTCTTAGAACCTCATAAAATATAAAATCTCGATGCTCTAGTTTCTCTACAATCATTAAAAAATAAATCCCTCGTGATGGTTTGTTCCTTCAGATTCCATAAGTTGTTTAGATGTTACAGTTGTTACATGACCACATCTACTTTTTTCTTTTCCTTCATTGTCGTAATAAATTCTACTACATGTTAAAGAAATTTCATTGTCTTCGTCTGGATAATTAAACCATACTGTACCTAGTAACATGTGGCACTCATCACAGTAAATATAAGAATGTACTTTATTATAAAATCTTCTAGCCGCCTCACGAAGCCTTTTCAATTCAGCCATAGCTGATTCTTCACGAGAAGCCTTTCTACTTTTTCTTGAAATCTTTAAATCTTCTTGTGCTTTGGAAATATCTTTTTTAATGTTGCTAGTGATATTACTAAATTTATCTATCAGGGTTATATTTTGTGCTAAGTCTCTCAAGCCCCCAGTACGTAGCGTGACGAGAATATCGTCATAGTCTTCCATAGTTACTAATGATTTACAAAGAACTTCTAGAGTTTGTGTATCATTATACTTCATGTCCGTAAGGTCATAATCCCTTTCGAACTCTTCCATCTTAGTCTTAACCCTTTCAGAGAAGGTTTTACCCTTCTCTAAAAGGTCAGCCTCGAAATCCGATGCGAATAATTCATCCATTGCATCGTTGAATTCCTCATCAGATAAATCGTTATATTGAGCTAAATTTCTTAGCTTTCTTGGATCTCGAATTTTATCCATACTTCTCCTATGTAGTGCACATTGTCCACCCACAAGAGTAACAAGTACTACAATTTCCAGACCTATAAACTTGAGTTGAACCACATGATGGGCAGGTATCTTCTGAACTTTTTTTACGTTTTGTATTGTTTTTATTTGTTTTTTCTAGTTTTTTCACTCTATATTCTACTCCTATTGTATCATATTTTTATCTTCGTTGAGATATATAACAATAAGTTATCCCAACCATCAACCTCTTTTATAATTATATCTAAACAATCCTTGTGGAAAAATAAGTTTAGGTATGGACGATCAAGTGCAACCATTCTATGTTCTGTTATAGGGAGAATTAATTTATTACAATGAAAACAAACATACTCATTACTATTTTTTTTCAAGGTTTTAACGACCCCTTTGTTCTATATCTTGAAATAATACTAAGCAGTTCTGGTGTAATAAGCTCATCATTCTTTAAATAGATAAACTTATTAAGCCTATTTAAATCAGATAGAGCTATTGGTAATAGAACTAAGTTGTGATTATCTACACATATTTCTGCTTTCTCATATGTATCATATTCTTTTTTACAGTATAAACAAACGTATAAAGTTACCAAGATGTTTTCATTCTTCTTAGCGTTATACTTAGTTCTATTTTTTGTAAGTACAAATGCTGAACTCATTTTATCTCCTTTATTGTTTAGGCTGGCACGAGTGGACTCGAACCACTATCCCTCCGATTAACAGTCGGATGCTTTGCCAATTAAGCTACACGCCAGTATATTTTACCACCCATCATCTGGTGGTTTAAAAGTAATAACTAATATAGCTACTAATATAATTACTAATAACATAAAAGAGCTATCCATCATTTAAACACTCCTTTGTAAAACACTGTTCCCCTTTACCATCACGTAAATCCCAAGTAGGATTAAGACCATTAGGATAATACCAAGGTGTTTTTTCTATTTCGATTCTTTGATAATCAGCTACGTTTTCTTCCCACCATTGTGCAAAGTAAACTGGAGGAAGTATGTCTTGAATGTCTTCTGCTGGTTTATCTACACCATACCAAATTTCTACAGGTCTAATACTATAGTGTAATACTTTCCAATTATCCCAAGTACCTTCTATCATTCCCCATCTCATAGCTGTAGTATAATCTACCTCAACTACTTGTTGGTTAATAACTATATGGGTAAACATATCTGCCCTACGAGAGCAATCAACTACAAGATATGGTCCTTCCCAAACAGTTCCTTCTCTACGAAGCCAAACAGTATCTCCTATATCTGCGGGACTAGGAACTGCAACTGCTCCAATGTATTCTCCAAAATGATAGGCTACATTGTACATTTCATAAGAACGCCACTTTGCAGTAGCTCTCATTACTCCAGGAGAATAGAATACAGCAGAGCCATAAGTGTACTGAGGAGATTTAGTAAACCAAACTTTATTGGTAACGAGTCCAGGCACACAGAATCCCCAATCATCTACAAATCCTGTAAGGGGATTGTTATCATACATATCATATGTAGAACAATAACCTCTAAAAATTTCTCTATCAAACTCAAGCATAGTCATTTGAAATGGCTGTTGTACTATAACCTCTTCTGCTATAGGCTTAAGTTCTGGTACATGTTTAGCTTGAAATACAATTGGTTCTACTCTTTGTTCTACCTCTTTTGCTAGAACTAAACTATTAGCCGATATGTTAAATAAAAAAGCTAGACATAAAATAAGTACACCTAGGACATTAGATATTAGTTTCTTCATTTTCCTTATTGTTATCATGTTGTTCAGTTTCTCCTAAAACCTCACGTAATCTTTTCTTAGCGGTTGCAAAAGCATACCTATCATTGTCAATACCAATGAAGTTTCTATTATGATTTATTGCGGAAACTCCAGTTGTACCTGAACCCATGAACGGGTCTAATACAATATCATTTACATCTGTTGTTGAAAGAATAATTCTATCAAGAATTGCTAATGGTTTTTGCCAAACAAATCCTGTACCATCTGGTAACTTGATTCTTTCTTTTGACATAGTATGAAAATTACCAATGTCACTCCAAACATCTGTAGGAATTTTATCAGTTCTTCCAGATGGATTAAAGCCTGTATTTGCTGTCTTCTTTGGTATTGAAACTCTATCTGGATAAAACTTATACTCATCTGTTTTAGAGTACCAAAGAATATCATCGTGTTTACGTGCAAATCTTCTCTTGCTTCTTCCTCCCCAATCATAGGGCCAAATTATCCAATTTACAAAACACTCTTTGCCAAACAAAGCATCTAAATAAACCTTAAGTTCTGCTACACTTCTCCAATCTGTATGAACAAAAAGACTTCCTGTATCGTCTAAAACTTTTCTGCACCAATCTGTCCATTCAAAATCTAGGTTATCAAACATCATGTCAGCATAAATAAGATTTACTCCACCAAGATTTTGACTGCACATTGTTTTAAGAACTGTAAGATTATTTGCTTGAAAAAGTTCTATGCTCATTGTCTAGCCCCAATAAAGAAGGGACTAACAAAACCATCATCAACTGCACTATTAGTAAAAGAGATAGCCCAAACTTCTCCAGTATCTACACAGTACATACTTAAAATTAAACTCCACGTATCTACAAAGTAAATATCAAGGTAGTAACTTCCATCTTCATTATAGATTAACTCTGTGAAATCTTTAGGAAAAGAAAAAATTCCTAGTACTTCTCCAGTTCTAACGTCAGTGATTTCCCACTCATCAATCCAATAAGAATAGTATTCATCACCTCTAGTACCTTTCTGCAAACCAGATTGTGTCCAAGCATCCACCCAAAGACTAGGGTCAGCATAAACTCCACTAGGTTCAGAAGGTTCTGATGTAGATATAGTAAAGATAACACTAT